GGGAGATCCAGGGCGACCAGCTTCTGTGCAACCTGGAAAGCGTCTTCATCGACTACCAGTACAGCGTGGGCGAGTTCGCCATGCCTCAGTACTTTGTGCAGCTACTGAAGTATCAGGTGGCTTGGCACATCGCAGAGCCGATCACCGAGCAGTCGGACAAAGCTGGCTTCTGGCGGCGCATGGCGCTAGGTGAGGCTGGCGAGAACGGGCGTGGCGGTTACTTCCGTCAGGCCACGCAGATCGACGGCGCGAACAATGCCGTCAAGGTCATTGACGATTACACTCTGATCACCGCGAGGTACTGATGCCGCGCTTTGTAGACATCCAGAGCAACTTCAGCACGGGCGAGCTTGACCCGCTGCTGCGCTCGCGTGTCGAGCTTGATCAGTACAACAACGCGCTGGCCAAAGCCACGAACGTCCTGATCCAGCCCCAGGGTGGCCTGCGCCGCCGCCCCGGCACCAAGCACATCTTGGAGCTGCCCAACAGCAGCACCCCGAGCGCAGGCAACGGCGTGCGGCTAGTTCCCTTCCAGTTCTCGGTGACCGACAGCTATATGCTGTGCTTCACGCATCAACGGATGTACATCATCAAGAATGGCGTGGCGGTGGCCAACATCAACGGAAGCGGCAACAACTATCTGACCACTACTGTCACCAGCGACATGGTCGATGATATGTGTTGGACGCAGTCGGCTGACACCCTGATCGTGGTGCACCCTGACCTGCAGCCCGTGAAAATTGTGCGTGGCGGCAGCGATGCAACATGGACTGCTACATCCGTCACCTTTGACAGCATCCCAAAGTACGCCTTCAATATTGACTTTCACACTAATAACGGATCTACCCTGACCCCGTCCAGTGTGTCTGGCAACGTGACGCTGACGGCATCCACAACGCACCACGACAGCGGCGCGGCTCAGGCTGGCAGCAGCACGACCATCACGCTAAAGTCAACGGCCAGTTCGACAGACGATGTCTACAATGGGATGTATGTAACCATCACCAGCGGAACCGGGGTTGGACAGAGTAGGATCATTGAAGATTACGTCGGCAGCACGAAGGTGGCGACAGTAACGCCAGCCTGGACAACTGCGCCCAATAGCACCAGCAACTATGAGGTGACCACCTGGACGACAGAATCCGTCAACCAGTACATCAATGCCCAGCCGCAAGGCCGCGCCCGGATCACCCGGTATGTGTCATCTACTGTGGTCGAGGCCGTCACCGAATACCCGTTCTTCAACACTACGGCCATTGACGCTGGCCGCTGGGAGTTGGAGCATAACTATGAGGATGTGTGGAGCAGCACCAAAGGCTGGCCGCGCAGCGTGTCGTTCCATGAGGGGCGGCTGTACTTCGGCGGCAGCAAGTCTCGGCCCTCGACTATCTGGGGCAGCAAGATTGGTCTGTTCTTCGACTTCGTGCCATTTGAGTCCCTAGACGACGATGCGGTGGAAGCAACGCTAGACACCAACGAGCTGAACGTCATCACCGACATCATCAGCTCGCGTGACTTCCAAGTCTTCACCACGGGCGGCGAGTTCTATGTGCCGCAGCGCGACAGCGACCCGATTACCCCGCTGACCTTCACCTTCAAGCAGGTCAGCCGCAACGGCATCAAGCCCGGCACCCGCGTGCAGTCGGTGGAGTCTGGCTCGGTCTACATCCAGCGCCAGGGCAAGAGCCTCAACGAGTTCGTGTTCACGGACACGCAAGCGACCTACGTCACCCAGCGCATCTCGCTGCTGTCTGGCCATCTGCTCAAGACCCCGCAGCGCATTGCTCTGCGCCGTGCTGCCAGCACTGATGAGTCAGATCTGCTGATGATGACCAACGAAGCTGACGGATCTATTGCCGCCTTCTCGCTGATGCGCTCGCAGCAGATCACCAGCCCCAGCGAGTTCACCACGGACGGCCAGTTCATTGATGTGGGCGTGGATGTCAACACCATCTATTGCGTGACCAAGCGCACATTTAATAGCGTAAATCGCTATTTTGTTGAACAGTTCCGGGACGATGTGTATACAGATTGCGCTTTTTTAGGCGCGTCGGCTGCCAGTGCATCTGGCCTGCCGCACATTGGCAAGAGCCTGAACGTGATCTGCGACGGCGTGCCCCAGGGCAATGAGACCGTGAGCGCGGGCGGTTCTGTCACGTTTGACCGCTCCAGCACCACCAGCTACGAGGTGGGCCTGCCTATCTCTGTCTACGTCAAGACCATGCCTGTAGACATCCGGCTGCAGACGGGCAACCGGGTGAGCTTCAAGAAGCGCATTGTGGAGATCAACGCTGTGGTCAAAGACACCCAGCACATGACGATCAACAACAACCCGGTGGCCTTCCGTCTGATGGACAACCCGCTGCTGGATCTGCCCGAGCCCACCTTCACTGGCATCAAGCGCGTGACGGGTGCGCTGGGCTACAGCCGAGAGCAGGCCATTGAGGTGTCGCAGACCCTGCCGCTGAAGATGACCCTGCTGGGGCTTGATTACCGCGTGGCGGTTCATTCTGGGACTTGACCATGGCAACAACTCCTAATCCAACGATGGGACAAGCCACTGCGGTGGCTGGTTTACTGGACTCATACGCAGCATCGCAGATGCAGCAGACGGCTGCTATCCAGCAGCAGACTGCCTACATGGTGCAGGCCCGCGACACCCTGGCGCTTGCCGAGGTGCGGGCCGACATGGACGAGCAGTACGCTGCCGTTCAGGCAGGCCGCACGCTGCAAAAGGCTGATACCGAGGCCCGCAACTGGCAGATCGCTGGCAACACCCTGCTGCGAAACATGAGGAAGACCAACGCTGCCATGCGTGCCCGTGCGGCTGCAAGTGGCGTGGCGCTGGGTAGCGGCTCCATTGAGGGTGTCCAGCTTGAGAACGTGGCCGCAACGATGCGAGATGTGGACATTGCAGACCTAAATGCCTTGACCGCCCGCGTGCTTGGCTTTGAGGATGCCAACGCCCTGATTCAGTCCACCGAGCTGCAAAACACGTTGAACCTGTTCGCAGCCCAGCGTGGTGCTGGCCAGCTTGAGACCGCAGCATCTGCCGCCCGCAGAACTGGCGGGATGCTGTCCAACATTACGCTGGCGCGTGGCATTTACAGCACAGCCAAAGCTGACCCGTTCTCAGGCATGGGTAACACCAGAGACCCGCTGGCTGATTGGCGGCGCACTGGATCGGGTGGAGATTAAACGATGGCAACCCAACTGATTGATTCTGGCCGCATCCAACTGCAGGGCGGCGGCAATGTTCCAATGCAGCGCGTCACCCCGCAGGCGGTGGAGCCCATCGGCGCACGAGTGCAGGCCCAGGGCTCCAGCCAGATCGCTGATGCACTGGATCGCATGAGCGCCCAGCTATTCCAAGACTCTTTCCGACTGCGCGAGCAAGAAGGTCTGCAGTTCGCTGCCCAGAACCCACTCACCCCCGAGCAGTTTGAGGCGGCCAAGAACGGCAACCTGTCCACCTTAGACCTTGGCGGCAACCCGGTCAGTGTTTTCCAGCAGGCGGTTCGCAAGGCCCGCGCTCTTCAACTGTCTCAACGATTTGAGATGGAAGGCAATGCCGAGCTGGTCAATTTGCTGAAGATGGTGGAGCTGGGCGAAGCCAACTCCGAGCAGGTGCTGACCAAGATCAACACCATGACCGATGGGCTGGGCCGCACGCTATCCAAGATCGACCCGGAGGCCGTCTACAAGTTCCGCGCCTCCATGGCCACCACCGGCAATGCCGTATATGAAAAGGCGCTCAACGCCGAGATCAAGCGGGCGCAGGAGCAGGCGCTCATCAGAGTGGATGCAAACTTCCGCAACCGCCGCGAGATCCTGCAGGCGGTAGCAGAGGACAAGCCGGAAACCTTCGACCTGCACGCGCAGGTGTTCCTGAGCGATATAACGCGCCAAGCCCAGACCCTCTCCAACCCTACCCTGCAGGCTCAGTTCAGCCAGCAGGCTATCCAGGCGATCAAAGAGGCCAAGGTCAACATCATCGTCAAGCAGCTAAATACCCCCGAGAACGCAGCCAGCAACCCGCTGGATGTGACGGGACGCATTCGTAGGGGAGAGCTGGGTCGCCACTCTCCTTTGCTAAAGTCATTGCTGACCGGCCCACAGCGCGATGAGGCGGCCGTGCGGAACATTGAAAAGGAGTTCATGAGTTACGCAACCGACTACATCCGGTTGCGCGATGAGAACGAGAAGAAAGACAAGCGAGACCGAGAGATCAAGGCCAACACCTTAATGACCGAGTATTTCCAGCCGGGCACGAACAACAAGCGCAAGGTGGACATCGCCAACGAGGTGGCTGGCTTGCGCGTGCTGTCTATTGAGCAGCTTGAGAAGTTTCTCGATCCCAAGAGCAAGGATGGCGACCCATACGTCATGGCCGACATTGAGAACCGGATCGTGAATGGGGACATCGCCAGTTATCAGGATCTGCGGGGCATCGCCATGCGTGCCGGGATGAGTGGTAAACAGTTCTCCCAACTTAGCAACAGGCTATTCAGCGGCGTGACAAAGGCTGAGGCAGATGCACTGCGGTACATCCGGCGCGCCGCTGGCGTGCCGGATGTCCAGAGCCTGTTTGCCACTGATGCCAACAAGGCTCAGATCGCAAAAGAAGAGCGGGTCAAGGGCATCTTTAAGGACAAGGTCAACGAGTTCCGCACTAAAAATCCGGGACAGACAATTCCATACGAACAACTCGCCCGCGATGCAGATGCCGCTTACACGCAGGCCGACGGAAAAGATGCCGTCAAGAACGCCGCCCGCGCCTCTTTGAAGCGCGACGTCGATGAGCTGGTTAAGAAAAAGAAGGTGACTGATGGGTTCACCATCGACGAAAGCACCAATGTGGATGACCTTGTGCAGAAGAAGATCATCTCCGAAAAGGATGCGCCACGCATCAAGCGCCAAATTGATGTTCTCCGTGGGGTGTCGCAATAATGGCCTACAGCAAGCTAGAGCAGCAGATCATCGACAACTACCTCACGGTGCAATACCCGGAGCCTGAGCCGGAGCCTGCCGAGGAGATGCCCTTTGAGCCGTTCCAAGTGGCACAGGCTGGGCCTGCTCGGATTGATCTGAGAGGTATGGCCGTTCCTGATAAACAGACGGGCGCTACACCGAGAATCAATGCTCGCACTGGACGGCCTATTACTGGCCCCAGTATGTCGGACATCACTGAGCCCGCCATGGGAATGCTAAACATGGGAGCCGCGACAGTGAAGGGCGCGGTTCAAGGCTTTGCTGGCTTGCCGGGTGATGTCGAGGCTTTGTCTTACGGCATTAAAGAGCTGTTTAATCGCGGCGCTGGTGAGGGCAAGATTGATGCGTTTCTGCGTGGGATGAGCGAGCAGACCATCATGCCCAGGACTGATGAAATCCGTAAATGGCTAGATACCAACGTGGGGACGGTGGCTGGCGGGGAAAACCCGTATGAAACCATTGGCGAGGTGGTTGCTCCTGCTGGCCAGATCAAGGCCGCAAAAGCTGCTGTAAAAGGTGTAGCCAAAGGCGCTAAGGCGCTGGCCCCCAAGGCTGGCGAGATGATTGAAAACTACCTAACCAAGACTGGCGCGATTCTCAAGGTCGCGCCGGATGCGCCAGCGATTGAGGTGCCTGTGGCTGGAGACATCACCAAGCCTGCATTCAAGCGGTGGTTTGGTGCCAGCAAGGTTGCCGATGATCAGGGCCAGCCAATCGTGGTCTATCACCAGACAAGCAAGGCGGCAGAGCCTGTGATCATGCGTGAAGGTTTCCGCGCCGATAAACCTATGGCACGCAGGAATGACGAGCAAGTCCCGGATGGGTTGTTTTTCAAGCCAACTGATACAGACATTGGTGTTGGCACATCAAACAAAGCGGATAGAACACAGATTCCTGTTTACTTGTCGCTGAAAAATCCGTTAGTGGTGAAAGACAGAAGTCAGATCACCGAGCTGATCAATGACCCTGAGTACACGCGCCTCGCCAAGATTTATGACGACCTTGACAAGTCACTGGCTGCCGAATTTGATGCCAAGTGGAACGATAAGGAGTTCATGAAAAACGATGCTGCTTGGGACGCATTTTCCGAGCAATGGCAAAAGCGGGTTGATACTGAACAACCAGCAGCGGCGGCAGTTGCTCGCCAGCGATTGACGCAAGTTCTTAAGGAGCGAGGCTACGACGGCATGATTATTGAAAAGGATGCTGGATCTGCCAACAGAAGCACAAAGACGTATATCGCGCTTGAGCCAACGCAGGTGAAGTCAATCTTTAACAAAGGCACATGGAACCCTAACGACCCGCGCATTCTGCAAGGGGCTGGAGGGGTGACGGCAACAGGCGCGGCAACGCAGGACAAGGAGAACAAGTAAATGGCCATCTCCCCGTTGAATGACCGCTTGGAGCAAATGCTTCCAGATGCTCCGGCAACGCCAACGCCGCCCGAACCGAATGCAGAGATCGGTGACATCAGCAACAGCGAAGCCATCACTATCCCCGCAGAAGGTGTGCAAGTGGCCGGCCTCGGCCCGATCATCGACCTGATTAAATCTGGCGGCAAGATGGTGCGTGAGGGACAGGCCGCAAAGAAGTCCAGGGAAGCCACTCAGCGTGCCGTAGAGGCGATCCCGACAGCTACCCCGCCTGCAGGCGTCACCCCGGCTAAACAGACTCCTACGCCCCCCGTAGCAGCGCCTGCTGCACCCAAGCCGGCCACACCCCGAGCCGATGCAGTCACCGGCCAAGTTCAAAAACTGCAGAACCAGCTCACCGAGATCGAAAACACCATTGAGGCGGCGCCATCCACCGGCGCCCCACCGGACACGCTGATCAACTTAGATCGCATGGACGGGCCTGCTGACTTCAAGCAGACCGTTTTGGCTATGGTGCAGTCGTCTGGCGTCAGCACCCAACACAAGACTTGGGACAGCCTGCTGGCAGATGTGAAGGGCAGGAATCTGGGTGGCGATCTGGTGCAGGACTTGGAGGCGATGCGATCCAAGTACGACAAGATGCCGGACGACTTGGTCTATCTCCGCATAGGCAGCCACGTTAATGCCAAGCAGTTCTGGGACTTGGCCCGGCAGGCGTATGTCAATCCAGATAACACCGAGTTGCAGGCCCGGCTGCTCAAGCTACTGAGCCGCCAGAACGTCCTGTTTGAAACTTACAAGTTAATCGGCACCCGAGGGGCTCAGACCACGGCTGCTGGTCGGATGCAGATCACCGAGGGCATGGCCGACCAGATCCTGGCAAACATGGACATCAAGATCCCGGCTGTGGGTGATGCCGAGATGAAGGCTATGCTGGAGAACCCGCAGGTATCCCAGGGACTGAAGGATCTGGTTCAGGCTTTTGTGCAGCTCACGGAGGACGGTGCCCGCGAGGGCCTGCTCAACAAGGTCAGCAGGACTGGTCTGATCCGCGACCTGTGGGATCGCACATGGAAGAATGGCCTGCTGTCGGCCACTGGCACGCACGTTGTCAACCTGACGGCCAACACCACCTTCTTGGCCAGCACTGTCGCCACCCGCGCCATTGCTGGAGCCATCGGGTCAGGCAAGCGTGCGATGGGCATGGGTGGTGAGGTGGAGATGGGCGAGGCCGGAGCATTGGTGGCCGGCATGGTTAGCGCATTCCGCGAGGGTCTGTCGCTTGGCTGGCAGGCTTTGAAGACGGGAACCACCAGGGAGATGCGCGAGGGCGTGGACA